CCATAAAGCTTAACCGCACCTTTTTTAGTCTTGTATTGGTATTGCTCATTGCCTTCAACATCATATATCTTTTCAATGCCGTCATACTTTTGCCACAACCCACTAGGCAATAAAAAGCCCTTTTCCTCAGGGTCAAACTCAACCGCATTAACTGAACCAAAGTCAGCCGCTTGACCAGTAATCATCGCTTCAATACATCTTTGTGTTTGTTTCCAAAGTTTCGGAATCTTTGGATAGGTCTGTCTATACACACTAATGATACGGTTAGCTTCTTCTTCTTGAATAGATACTCCAAACGCTTTAAGTTGGACTTGGAATTTTTTAGCGCCCATGCCGTACCCACATCCGAGAATCGTGGTCTTGCCCACAAACCTTTCTTCTTGGGATATAGTGCTTTCTTCCTTGCCATAGATAGCAGATGCCATGATTTTGTATACATCCTCACCCTTCTCAAATGCAGTTAATAAATCATCTTGCCCAGCCAACCATGCCACAACCCTAGCCTCAATCTGTGAGGAGTCACAGTCAATAATTACACAACCTTCGGGGGCTTGAATAGCCTTCTTTAGCTTACCGCCATTAGCACCACGACTAGGTAGGTTCTGCAAGTTAATCTTATCTGAGCCACCCCATCTACCAGTATGAGCCGCATAGTATTTAATCGGTACTGGTAACGTGCCTCTTTGAGATATTCCTATAAACCTTTGTGTGCGTGTCTCCTCTAACGTAGTCTTATTCCCTAGCCTAGCAGATACAAGGGCTTGGACTTTAGGGTCAGGATGCGCCAACAGTTCTTTAAACTCCTCATCGGTTTTAGCAAAAGCAAATGCCTCTTTGCCTGTCCTTGCACTAATTTTAATAGGAGGCACTACCCCCAGTTTAAGTAGAAGTTCTGCAAACTTGTTGTTAGACATTAGGTCATCAAGTGTTGCACTGCACTCATTAAGTAAGTTAGCCTTAATATTCTTGACGTTTTCTAAATGCTCCATCAACGCACTCGAATCCAGCCTAAGTGTAGGTTGTATAAACATCTTTAGGGTTGTGTCTATAACCTTTAACTCCTTTGTTGGGAAGTTTTTGTGTAATATATTGAACAATTTTCGGGTTAATACCACATCGTTTTTACAGTATTCCCCATACTGAGCAAGGTCTGCATCGGCAAAGTCTGAACGATATTTCCCTTTAGCATCAAGGACTTCCGTGCCTTTTTCACCCAAACCATAACGCTCCGCTAACTTAGCTAAAGAACCGCCAGCTTCCACCCCATGCACCGCCCTAGCCATACATAAAGTATCTAGATAAGCTTTAGGTTTAATGCCATATTCCCAGTTAAGAATAGCCCCATCAAACATAGTATTGTGCGCAAGTAATAGGCTTTTACCCCAATCAATAGTCTGCAATACACGCTTAATTTCATAACGAGTTCCTGTTACCCATATCGGTTTGTCATCATCAATGGCAATAGCTACCCCAATGACTTCAAACAAATCCGAACGGATATACTCCTCTGTGGTTAGCTTTGTAAGACTAAATTGTTGGTCGTAGTAAGTCTCAAAGTCTAGTGTAACTATGCTCATAAATAATTAAATAACTTTCCGAATAGGGTTTTGTGTGGTTTCTTTTGTTTTTGCAAAGCTTCTACATGGGCTTTTATATGCTCTAAGTGTGACTCGCTTGTTGTTGTTGAGCCTAGAGTAAGAGAGTTAGTGTTAGAAGTTAATAATCCCGCCGTAACCCAAGATTTAGATGTTGCCAAAGACGATGCGAGGGTCGTGCCAGCCGAAAGTGTAGCGTTCGGGCGGTTTATATTCATCGAGGCAACATCTAACGTAAGTTGTTCCTCCAACTTTGGGTCAAAAAGTTCCTCCATAATTTTAGCCGTAAACTTTTCTTGTATAAGTTTATTCATTTCGCTTTTTAGCGCCTGTACATCCTCAGGGTCTAGATAATCTTTATAGTGGTCTAGTATCTTCCTCCATTTAGATTCCGCAAAAGGATTATTGCCATCAAAAACAAATTCCTCAGGATGTGTCTTAACTCTTTCCAATAGTATGGCTACTCCATCGTTCATAACTCACCTCTTTGGCTATGTATTTCACCCAATTGTTTGCCTAACTTCATAGCTTCCTCTGCAATCTTTTCGTTAATCATCTGCATCACGAATGGTCGTAAACTTGAATTCCATTTCTGCCTAAACATAACTTCAAATCTTTGGTTTAGCTTATCCTCAAACGACAAAGCGATATCTGCTTCTTCATCTGTTAGTTCTCTTTCAGTCATCTTGCTCTCCTTCTTGCCCTTGAATCTGTGGCTTTAACAGTATTTGGTTGTGCCATCGAACCAAGCAACTTACCCATGTTGTAGGATATTCTTGATTGTTCGGCTTTTAATTCATCTTTCCTTGAAGCGTTATAGGCTTCTTTATGGTACTTAGCCGCTTTTTTGTTGTAGCCTATACAATCTAACTTTTTATGGGCTAACCAATCTAACAATTCTATTTGGCGCTCTTTAGGTAATATCCACAATTTCTCACTCAACTCAGGTAAAGCTGTAGCTACCCAAGCCCTAACCCCACCATAACATTCTTTAACTCTAAGCAGAGGTAATTCATCAGGATAGCACCCAAACTCTGCTATACAAATAGCCTTTAATCTACTACATGAATCAAACCTATTCCATGATCTGATTACTAAAGCATCCCAAAAGCGTTGGTCAGGTTCTCTCATGCTTTATCCAAGTCAGACATTAGTTCGTTTAGCTTAATTCCTTTTTCTAAAGTTTTAATGCGCCCATCTTCTGCGCTATTAACAGATGTTAATAACTTCTTCTTTAACAAAAGTTTTAAGTTCTTGTGTGTTGTGGCTGGGGATGTTATCGGGTAATTATCAAGAACTTCCATGATAGTAACCTCTCCAGCTTCTTTTTGAGTCGTTAAAATATCTTGCAACAACTCTAAATGCGCTGGCTCTAAACCCCAGTTGCCCCTCGCTTCATCAATACAGCTTATCAATTTATCTAACTTCATTTCTTACCACCTTATAAAAAATTGAGTGAGCATCTTTATAACTAAACGCAATCTTATGCTCAACTTGTAACTCGTTTATATATTTACACGCTTGTGGTACTGATAAGCCCAACCACCTAGCAACATCTTTGGAAGTAAAAGCAAATTTGCCCTCCAGTATGCGCATCAAACGCTTTTTAACCCCATCACTCGGTAGGCTCATCACAACGCTCAATCAAAGCGGCATAGCCACAAATATCTACCAAGTTATCTCTGTGTGTTGGGTCATTAGCAAAACGTGCAACCTTTACGAGCATCATCATCGCCGCCACATCTTTTGCGTTGATCTCTCTGCTATTCGTGTTGTTAATATAAACATCCCACATGGTAGCAATCGCTTTAAGATTCTTAGCTGGATGTCCATAGGTCTTTTCTCTATCCCCATAGATGATGGCATTAGCCTCTTTTAATACTGACATTTGTTCACTCATTTTTACTCCCTTCTAACATATCGTAAATAACCCCAGCTTGTGGGAATCCAACTGATAACAACATCTTTAGCTTGTGTAAGCCTGTTTCATCTACTATGACTCCTATGCCACCATTAGCCATAATGTCCATTAGGTTTTTGTCTTGGAGGGCAGTAGGAACTCCACCATTAGCTTTACACTCAATACCAATAAACCTACCATGAATACAAGCGACAATGTCAGGCACACCACTAGAGCCGTAACCACTAGCAACGGGATAAAAATAGTAAGCGCCAGTATCTTTAAGCAGTTTGACAACATTATTCTTCACCTTTTTTTCGGGGGTCATTTATTAACACCTGTTAACTTTCTGTTTTTAATTTCGTTAAACTCGTCATAGTCTATGTATATGGTGAACTTGTTATGGTCTAATCTTCTACCAATCATTTCGCCCTTAACAGTTTTACTTATATCCGTCAACCTTAACAAAGCGCTTCTTTCGTGAATGAATAAAGGTATTTCTGTAAAGGATATATTAAAAGTAGCTACCAATTTGTTGTTATTTAACACCGCTCTTACAATCTCCCCTTGCTCATTTGTTTCTATTGATACTGTATATGGTCTTCGGCTTATCATTCTATTCCTTATATGTAGAACCATTATACATTCATTAAATACTACAATGCAAGTATTTTTTTAATCTTGGCTACTACTAGGAATTTGTGAGCCTTCAACCCAAAAGTCTTTTTCGTTATTGCGTTTACCAACTTCGGGTATATGGGTATTGTCGTCAACCATCTTGAGCATAGCTAGTGCCTGTTGAACATATTGAGGACATTCGTTTACCGACTCAACGATTTTGCTTCCTTTCTCCTCGCCTTTCATGATAGTAAGACAGATTGATTCGTCAGGGTTAATGTGTATATGCACCGCATCAAACTTCATATCCGTTCTGCGCTTGTTTTCCTTGCTTTCTGGGATCACCGTTGTCATAGCTTCTCTAAACTTCTTTGTCTGTGGTTCTATACCCATCAGGGCCAGAGCCTCGAACTCTGCTACATAATCAAGCGGGTCTAACTCTTGCATAGCCATTCGTACATTTCGCCACGGTTTAGATCTCCATGTATCAAAGTCTTGCTCTACTGATCTATATGTCTTTTGTGCAATCTCCTGACCACTAAAGGGTTTGATATACTCTCTCATGAACTTGAGCATCTTTTTCAAATCCTTAGTGGACTTGGTATGGTAGTCGCTATTATGTCTAGCATACTTATCGTTTTCAATCAGCCTACTCTCTAGCGTAAGGGTAGGGTTTTCCCCATCTTCTTTCACATAGATCATAGCAACCATTTTATCTACACTATATCTATCCGTAGGGAATCGGCTATCTACAAACCCAAGCATGATACCGCCATCGTTTACGATAAGATCAATAGGGAATCTGCTTACTTGCCCTCGTCTAAATTCTGACACTAACCATTTGTATGCTGGGAAATCTATTTCTTGTTTAATATTTAACATCTTAACTCTCCTTTAACTTGGGGTGATTATCAAAGTCGCAACCTAACTCTAAACTTCTTATGATGTATGGATACTCTAAATCCCAACCATCGTTACCATGCGCTTCCTCAGTAACATCATCTGATTCTTCGCCAACCCTACTGAACTTACAAGCAAATTCCTCATCGTAATCTTCAGCCATACCTAACAACTCATGGAAAGTCCTATCGCAATCGCCATACCATTTCCAGCTACTAACATAGAAGTGGAACTCCCCATCAACTAGCACCATGTTCTCTAAGAACTCGTTAAGAATCGAATCATCTTTAACTAGCATCAATCCTTTAAACTTCTCAGGGTCTTTTACCTTCAAACAAAACGATACCTCTGATCTATATCCCATATCATTTCCATTTCATAGCGTATTTGCAAATGCGTTGCACATCTGCGGGGTCTTTATTAGTTACTTCGGAACAAGCATATACAACTGTTGCCGTCTGTGTTCTAACATATAGATACATCCCACCTAGCAGGAAGCCAGTAAGTAAGAACATTGCACAACAAGTTTTAAACATATCCATTTTATTTTCCTATCTTTTGTAATGCGTTCCATGCTTGAATTGCTTCGGGGTAATGTACCTTAACAAAGCTAACCATTTCCATAAGGGTTCTGTTTTCCCTGACTACTTGTTCGAATACGTCGTGGTCATATTTAGTAGACCTATCTAGCATATGTTGTTTTACAAACACCGCTATCTCTTTTAATTCATTTGCCGTTATCTGCATACATCCTCCTTAGAACATTGATAAAATATTATCTACCTTAGACTTCACATCCAAACGAACTTCATCGTGGTTACGCAACTCCTTTGCATCCACACCAACTAATGCACTCTCCAACTTCTTTCTAGCCTGTTCCAACTTTGCATCTTGAGTAACATTTAACTTGGTAAGTAGATCACACAACTCAACCGCATTATTGACTAACGAGTCTCTGAATATCTGCTTCTCATCGCCACCCAACTTATCGCTCAACTTACTTAGAACATCATGCAACCTATCCCACGCATCTCCCATTGCTGTGTTTACTCGTTCTTCATAGAACTTCTCATACTGTGCCTTTAACTCAGCCTGATGAGCCTCGCCCACCTCAATACGGAAATCACCAGCACTAGGAACGGGTAAGAATACTGAACGGAACTTAAACTTATCAGCCAACTTATGCACATCGGGATACTCGTCTGAACTAAACAAATCACCTAATTGAAAAGCTGCTGCCGACACAAGCGTTGGATACTCAACCAAGAACTCATTAACAACTTCATTGAACTGGGTTTCCCACGCGTTAAGTGTGGCTTT